GCATCACTGGCATTTGTAAGAGAGATAAACATTATTAAAATCCAATCATATTAGTTATATATAAAAAAACTATTGCAAAATTAACTGCAAAAACTAACCCATCCATGTAATACATCCATTTAGGACTGTTAGTATAATCCTTAGTTATTAGTAAATAACCAAAGAACAATACCACTCCTATGTTTAATAAAATCATTTTTGTTTCCTATTTGCCTTACTCATTACGTATTTTTCGTGATAGGGTTTCCAATCAGTCAAGTAATGTTCATGTTTAATCCAACGATGTATGCCCTTCTTTGCTTGTACTAGAAAGCCCCATTCACGTTGTTGTTTTCCCATGAAAAATAATGTTGTTGCTGGTTCTTCACCATCTAGTTCAAGCCAATGATATTCGCCTGCGCCACGTTTGATAATACTACCTGGACCACGCCACGTTTGAAATTCTGTAAGCATTTTACCGTTATCATCAAACACTGGGGTATGCTCCCAATAACCACCCTTAAGAACGATAGTCATATAAGACCATGGATGGTCATGAAATATAGGATCATCACTACGAACAATCTTATGTAATGTAATGTTGAAGGGGAACCAATTACGGTCTTTAAGAAACAAATAATACCTATGCATGTAATCTAGTCCTGTCCTACGATCAGGGATCAAACGATAACGACCTAACTTATTCATAATTTTGTGAAATAAACTCATTACTATCTCCTATCTGATAGACTATTATAACATACAATTGAATTAAACACAAGGCTAAAGGCAGAAAAAGGGTGACGAATCACCCTTTATTCACATCTCAAATTTGAGATTAAACAAGGCCCATTGCCATGGCCTTGTAACCAGCGGCTACAACTTCACGACTTGGTGTACCCAAACGATACTTAGTGTAAGTACCACCAAGTTTGTTTGTACGCTTGTTAGCGTAGATTGCCAAACCGCCACGCAAGCGCAAATCGCTTACTGTAGCTGTTGGGTTAGCAAATCCAAAACGTTGGGTAATTTGCTTTGCAGTCAATTCTGCACCTTGCTCAAATGCCTGAATAAGGCGTGCTTGTTTAGTTAATGTCATTTTATTTTCCTTTAAAAATTTCGCTGTTCTCACAACGTGTTACTATTGTATAACAACTAGTAGTTATATACAATATCTTTTGGTCACCTAGTTTAATTTAGATGTCCAAAAACTTTAACTCAAACACATCGGCTTGAGGATCAGCACCCTTGTAACCACGAGGATTACATACCACTCTGGTAGTGCCAATATTATAATCAAATGGGTCATGCATGTGTCCATGAGTCCATAGGGTAATTTGTGGATGATCTAACATGAATTCACTCAATTCACTATGATAACCACCATTCATTACATAATGAACATTATGTTTATATCTGTCATGGGTACTCATTGCACTAGGTGCATGATGTCCTACAAATACAACTTTCTTATCCTTCATATCAGCTAACACTTGTTTCAAGTAACTTAGTGTTTGTTGATGACGGTGTACAGTATGTGCTGGACGTAACTTAGTATATCCATGCTCATCATTACGAATTACCCTATAATCATTCATCATATCACTTAACGAATGTAGTGTTAATGGATCACCTTTATTACAATCAGTCCACAACGTAGCACCAATAAAGGACACTTCATTGATAACCTTAATGTCGTTTTCAAGGAAGTAAACATTAGGATAAGCCGCACATGCTTCACGCAGGTGATCTAAGCTAGCACTCCAGCGTCCGTGATAGAATTCATGATTACCTGCAATATAAACAACATGAGGGAATTCATTGCTTACTCTAGTAAGGAAAGCACGAAACCTTTGTGCGGCTTTTTGTCTTGTGCCTAATTCAGTATAAGATTCATATGGACTAATTACAGTTGGGGGATGATTATGTAAATCTTCTGCTAACATAATATCGCCCGATAGGATAAGGACCTCAGCATCTTCACTATTCTTGAGGTCAATATCTTCAAACTCTAAATGCAGGTCACTGCACAATGCGATTTTCATTTAACCAATTCTGTTATATGTTTACACGTACCACGATATGTCCATCCCGGGCACGTACAAGTTTTTTCATCAGTATCAATAGAATAGACATTGCCTTTACTACCTGACACTTTGATGATTGTACTCTTTTCTTTTACTTCTTTGAAAGGATTTGGCTTTGCTGTTACAAACTTACGACCACGTTTATCTATTGTGATCGGGTTTTTAAAGTAATGAGGAGTAGTAGAACCAACCTTGATGTACGCAACCATTTTGGATCCGTCAAGTAAGTAAGTATGATTAGCATTGTTACTATCATTCCAAACTGTTGTTTCTACTACTGCTTCCATATTAAGCTACCTCTGTTTCTTCTTGTGCAATACGGTCTTGTTCGTCTTTAATTGCAGACTCTAATGTAACAAAGGCTCCGTCGTGGTCACAAACAAACCAAACAGCTTTGCCATCAATGTTGCGCAGGATATAATCATATTCCTGATGTTCGCACTTATTAAAATAATCATTGATATCATTGTAATAGCGAGCCTCGGAACCTACTTCACCACGATCACGACCATAGAATGTAGTCATGTCTTTATACAAATGAGAATATTCAACCAATGTCATGTCTTCCACATCATAGTGACTGAAGGGATGCTTTGTACCAATTTGTGGACGCAAACTAGACAAGTCACCGAGGTCAATCAAGTCACGCAAGATAAAGGGATTAGAATAATACTCCATCAACATTTTACCGTTGTGAGCCAAATAACCATCCCAGTGACTGTACACCTGACCGATAGTACCATCAGCGAATTCTAATGCAATTGTAGAGCGAGTAGCCATTTTGTAAGTCCTTTATTTAACTGTCTAAGAATATATTATAGCACAAATGCCATTTAATGTCAAATTTTACACCAAGTCTACTTGGACTTGTTTGCCCCGGATTGTGTGACCGAGACCTGTCGGAATCGGTTGATTTGTGCGGTTAGCTTCATAACGCAAATAAGACAATTTAATCAATGCATCCCAGCAAGTAGCACGGGCGTTAACGGTAGCAAACATTTCCGTCATTTGCTGGATTGTCATATACATACCGATATCGTTTTCGGATCCGTCACCCTTGAAAATTACACGGAATTTTTGTGAATTTTTGAAGCCGTCAATGATAGTTTTTGTACGCATTTTTTAGTCCTTTTCTTTACTGTCTAAGATTCTATTATATACCCAAAGCCATTTATTGTCAAATTTTGGCTATTTTTATAGTTCTACAACAAGCAAATTTTGGAAAGATTTGATGAATTCGGATCCGCAATCCAGTGATACAAAAGTATCACCTTGCATACCTTGCTCGGAATATGAAACGTCAGTACCGAGATGTTGTTCGGCCAACAATTTTTTCACTTCCTTAATGAATTGTTTGTCAGTATAGATCAATCCGTCTTTGTCAACGTTCCAAGATGTAGTATCAAAGTACACACGCAACTCACCGAATTCACCTTCGTCATTTATATAAGAGAGGTCCAAACCTGTAACCTTAACACTTTTAACTGCAATTGACCAGAGACCGTTACCTGAAGTTTTGAGAGATTTGTTAACTAACAACATTTTGTTTCCTTTTGACTGAATAAGACTCTATTATATACCCAAACTCATTTATTGTCAAATTTTTACATTGACCAATAAGTCTCTGTTGCAGGATTACAACAGTGTGGGGTATCAGCATCAATCTCTATTTTCTTGCCGGTCATTAAATTAGTGACTGTTTTCTTGGGGAATACGAATCCGGGATTAAGAACCTTGAAAGCTTCCAAAGTCTTACTGGTTTGTGCCAAAGGGTTAGTTTCAATAAACTTAACCATTGATATAAAACTCATGCCCAAAAACTCTGCATCTTTTTGGATAACTTTGATTGCTGTAACTTCTTTCATTTCGTGTCCTTTAGTTGACTGTCTAAGATTCTATTATATACCCAAATCCATTTATTGTCAAATTTTAACGTTTGTCGCAATACTCAAAAAGGATCCATTTTGCACGATTGAGGGCTTGACGGGCGTCTTCGGCTCGCATATAGTCAATGTCACCGTACTCGGTATTAATCATCTCTTGGGCATCGGACATAAGACTAGCGGCCATCATAGCAGGACCAGAATGACGAAAAGTAATACTTTGTTCTACAGCCTCACGCATTTGCGCCTCGGTGCATCCATACATACGAATGTCACGTTTTTGGCTTTCGTTCATGGTAATCATCTCGCCCACTGTATCGTATCGTAAACTCATTGCTAACTCCTTTTGACTGAATAAGACTCTATTATAGACCCAAACCCATTTATTGTCAAATTTGGTATGTGCAATAACCACGGATTTTGCTTTGTTTATTGGTAAAGCTTTCGTTGAATTTTATTTCATAACCCTTGGCTTTAAGAGCCGTCAACAATGTTGACAGGTCACAATCTTCCTCAAGGAAAGCATTAGTACCATTTTGATAGCTGTAGGGAGTAATCTTGTCGGCAATACCAAGACTAACCAACTTAGCTTTAGGGAAACGTGCCCAAGCGTGTCCTGGGTCACCGAATACTTTGATAGAGATTTTCTTTGCCATTTCGTAGTCCTTTAGTTAACTGTCTAAGATTCTATTGTAGCAGAAAGCCCATTTATTGTCAAATTTCCCAATTATAGGGACATAACGCTAGTTGACGAAAAGACCGAAATCTAAAGTTTTCAAATTTTTTAATATTGTCTTTTTTAATATTGTAAGAATATGTAATTAATCCACAATTCTTTTTATTATGCATTGTGATATGTTTACTCCAAAAGCTTTTGGGTAAGAAATAATACATTAAAGAATCAGTGTGTGGGTTGTAAACTATAACTCTTAACCCACCTTCTTTAAGTGTACCGGCAGATGTGACTACACTATGTACTGCCCCTGTAAAACTAGTGTTTGATGCACCTGACGAATTAACACCAATACTAGCTGTTTTACTATCGGTACCATCTGAAAAATCACAATGGCTACCATCAATAAATTTATAAGATCCTACTGCCGCAAAACTTTCCTCTATTAACCTAGTAACGTTAAACATATCAGGATTCTTGTAAGCCCAATTACACAAGTCCTGACTGCGTTTGAATGCAGGGTGATATTTGAAAATTACTTCACGGAACAATACTGCATTTTTAGACATAAAAAATTCCTATTAAAGTTACAAACAAGATGTAAGTTTAACAGGAATTCCATTTATTGTCAAATTATTAACTGTTGCGTTTTTGCAACACACTATCAGCTAGGCCATACGCTACGGCCTCGTTAGCACTCATAAAAAAGTCACGTTCCATGTCTTTTGCAAGTTCCTCAAACGACTTTCCAGCACTATTGTGGTCAACATAGATTTGTGTTAGAGACTTTTTCATAGCCAAAATCTCTTTAACTTGAATTTCCATATCAGTGGCCTGACCACGTGCTCCACCACTTGGTTGATGAATCATATGTCGTGCGTTAGGAAGAATCATTCGTTTACCTTTTGCACCAGCTTGACCTAACAAACTACCCATTGAACAAGCTTGACCCATAACAATAGTTTGTACGTCAGGTCTGATAAACTGCATACAATCATATATTGCCATACCAGCAGTAACTGATCCGCCCGGGCTATTGACATATAGACTGATGTCCTTATCTGAATTTTCACTTTCCAAATATAGTAGTTGTGCAACGATTAGATTTGCCATTTGGTCATGTACCTCACCTTCAAGTAAAATAACACGGTCACGTAGTAAACGACTATAAATGTCATAACTACGTTCGCCTTTACTTGTTTGTTCTAATACCATTGGGACTAAGCTCATATTGTTTCCTTGTTTAAAAATGTTTTGCGATAAATACTTAATGGTGCTATAATTAGCATATTATTTGAGATATTATACATGAGATATACTGAATTTACAAGAACTTTGGTTGAAGCTGTTGACCAATTAAAGACTGTTACCAAACATGATGTGGAACAGACTCTGCGTAAAGCTGGGTATGAAGATTTCAAAATTAACGGGAACAAAATCAATGTTTTGGTACAGATACCCGATGGTGCTAAAAAAGCTGAATTCCGTAATGATATCTTACGAGAAGTATTGGCTGTATTGAAAAAAGCATACCCTCAGGATGGGGTTGAATATTCACGTGATCCTGGTATAAGTAGTTTGGGCGGTGTAATATTTGCTAATAGTGCAGTGCAAGTTGTTGTAAAAGATAGCGGTAAACAGGGTGAGAAAAGTGCAGGTGTAGCTAATGAACTAGAGTTAGCTAGTATTATTCAATCAGTAGTTGAGACATATGGTTCAGCCAATGTAACGTTTGTTGATCCACGTGGTAAGAAGATGACCATTAAGAACTGCATTAATGTTGACGTTGCAGGACGTGATACGGGTAACCGTAAGAAAGCAGATGTTGTATTACAAAGTCCTAAAGGATTTTTACCAATTAGTATTAAGAAATTAGATGCCGATATGTGGGAAAGTGCTGATAATTTGTTTGGTGAGCGGGCACGAAAAATATTAGATAAGTTAGTCAAAAAGGGTTATGTCAAACTTAACCAAATTGGCGAACGTAAATTAAAGACAGGTACTGTTCCTGTATACGAATTAAGTAAAGAAATTGTTATGGAGCCTACTGAAGAAGAAGCATTGAATGCTATCTTTGGAAGTGATTTAAATCCTAAAGGTGGAATTGTTATACAGACATTCAAGCCAGAGCATTTTGTACAAGATGGTGCTACTGTAACAGTTGATGCACATGCTGTTATTACTAGTGCAGCCGACATACCAGAAAGCCATTTAATGGTTTGGTTGTTGCGTAATGATAGTACACGTAATGGTGGTAGTTTGGGTGTTGCAGGTATTCGTCCCTTAGGAGTTACATTAACTCGTGGCATAGGTAAAAAGGGTAATAAGGATGTTATCTTAGTGGATCAACACGGTAACGTTATAGATAATCCTAATCAAAAAGCAGTGGATCAAGCACAGCACGATAAGTCTATCTCAAAATCATACAAAGATTATGTAGGGGCTAGGGCAGTCGGACGAGCTTAACATTTAGCAAAGCTTTGATGTTTAAGCCAACGCTTTTGACCATGGCCTACTTTTAATGAAATCCCATGTTTAGCTAGTCTTTCTCTATGAGCATAGAAGCTAGGACCATGACTCATTATTCTATCTTTACCTTCACGTTCACGTTTAGCTCCGTCAATATCCCATTGATATTGATGCACCATTTCATGTGCTAAAGTAGTGATTAACCACTGTTTACAGAACCACTTGTCCATGAGACGGATTTTACAATAGGTTTTGCGATATTTAACAATCTCAAAACTGCCAAAACACATACCCCAGTATTTTCTACAACGGGCTGTAACCTCAATTTCAGGCATGTTCAACTTATTGTTAAAGCATGCCTGATTGATTAGTTTATATAGTTCTACTACTTCAGCGTTATTCGTTCGGTAGCTTAGACGTTTTTGGTAACCGATACTTGGTAGCGGTTCACGCATTAATTTGGAAAGTTCGGATTTTTTTGTCATACTGTATTTATTGTAGCAGGACCCTGCAATCTAGCAATATATTAGGAAAAAATAACCAATTTAACGTCCTAGAGTAAATATATGTTTAGGAGAAATTAAATGGAAATTATTATAGGATTGGTTATTTTGGCTGGTATAGCTTGGTTCTTTTTCATGCGTAATGATAAAACAACAGAAGTAGCGGCACCTTATAAGGTAGAAGCATCTGCTCCGGTAGCAGAGCCAGTTAAGGTTGAGGCACCTAACGTAGAAGCACTACCTGCCGGAACAGAAGCTTCATCAATTGTAGCACCTGTTAAAAAAGCTAGAGCCCCAGCAAAGCCAAAGGCGCCGGCAAAAACAGCCGCTAAAGCCCCGGCTAAAGCTAAAGCACCTGCAAAAACAGCCAAGCCAAAAGTTACAGTAGCTAAGTAACTACCCGATTAATGAAAATAGGATTTGATGTAATAAGTGACCTAAATCTTGGCCCGACCGAACAATTTGATTGGGAAGGAAAAGCAACAAGTCTCTATTGTATTATAGCAGGTAACATCAGTAATGATTTACGTACTATACATCAAATCCTATTACATTTATCACATTTTTATCAAGGCGTGTTCTACACCGCAGGATCATTAGAGTATGAAGGTGTAGCTAATATAACTGTACGTACTAATGAACTGGTTACTATATCTAAAAGTATACGCAATGTAGCATATTTACATAACCATGTAGTTATCATAGATGGTATTGCTATTGTAGGAACCAATGGTTGGTTTCATAATGAATATGCATATCCTTTACTAAGTCCTGTACACATAGAAAATGAACGATATGAAGATATAGGTTATTTAGGTAATTCTATTGAAAAACTACAGCTTCATTTAGATGTAACAAAAATCTTAATTGTTAGTCATTCTGCTCCCGGACATGAATTATTATTCGGAGAAGAACCAGATGACATATATTCCATACCACCGTTAAAATTATCCTTGATTAAAGATTCAGAGGGTAAAGTAACTCATTGGGTGTATGGTCAATATAATAAAAGTGTTGATATTGTGTTAGATGGTATTAACTATATCAACAACAGTTATTATAAAAGAAACCCATATTGGGCTAAAAGAATAGAAGTTTAATTAGCTTCAGACTCTACTTTAACTTGTAGAGGATAGCCTTGACTACGTGCCGATACTGTTACTTCAATACCTTTTTGTTCAGCAATTTCATATGGTAACACAGCAACAACTGCACTACCTTGACTATGAATATTTTCTGTAATATGTGCCGCTGTGTCATCAGTGTAATTGAAATATTCAATTAAACTACCTACGACAAATTCCATGCTCGTTACCTCATCATTTAAATAAATGATTTTAAATAACGGAGGCTCTGTTAAACTCAAGTTAGGTTTAATGGTAGTTTTAATTTCTGTTTTAGACATTGTTTTAGTTTAGTTATGTGTGCGAGTTACCCCGCACACTTATTTATATAAAATTTATTATATCACTTAGTATAAGTAATTGCAATAGATTTTGGTTTCTTTTCTTCTGGAACTTTACGTTCTAAATAAACAGAAAGAATTCCGTTCTTTACTTCAGCATGTATTACTTCAACATGTTCAGCTAATGGGAATGTTTGTGTGAAATCTCTACTGCTTAATCCTCTATGTAAATATTCATAGTTAAGCATTTCTTCACGTGCTTTGGACCCGGATATAATTAAAGCATTGTTATCTAATTTTATATCTAAATCATTTTCTCCGAAACCAGCTACAGCAACCTCTATAGTTACAGTCTCATCACCTGTTTTAATAACATTGTGAGGTGGATAGTTGGTGTTTGTTTGTCCAGCTGTTAGACGCATTAATTCATCTAACATAGAATCAAATCCGATTCCGAATTTGTGTATTGATGGAATATCAATGGCACGAAGGGTTAATGTTTTTGTTGTCATGTTTTTCTCCTAATAAGCAAGTTTATGACGATATCGGGCCCGCCGAATGCGGCACCCGATTTTGTTTAGATTAAGGTGCTTCCTTAACCTCTGCATCTACCACATTGTCATCAGACTTTTGTGATTGAGATGTTTCTTTGGCTTTTTGTTCCTCTTCATACTTGAGTTTAGTAATAGGACCAATAGCTTCATATAGTTCTTTAACTTTGTTGTCAATTTCTTCAACTTCAGTTCCGGCTAACGCAACTTCTAATGCATCAATAGCATTTGATACTTTTTCTTTTTCTTCTGCTGTTACTTTGTCACCGTACTTCTCATAATCTTTACGGAAACTGTTTAATGTTGATTCACCAGTATTTTTTGCTTGAATGAATTTAACTTGTTTAGCATCAGCTTCTGCATTTTCTTCAGCATCATTAACCATCTGTTGAATTTCACGTTCAGTCAATCCTGAATCAGATTTAATAGTAATCTTATTCTCTTTGCCTGTACCTTTGTCTTTGGCACTTACATTAAGAATACCATTAGCATCAACATCTAATGTAACTTCAATTTGTGGTACTCCACGCATTGCTGGCGGAATTCCTTCTAAATTAAACTCACCTAATAACTTGTTATATGTAAACAAATCACGCTCACCTTGTGCAACTTTAATAGTTACTGCCGGTTGATTATCATCTGCTGTACTGAACACTTGACTATGTTTAGTTGGAATAGTTGTATTCTTCTTAATCAACTTAGTAAATACACCACCGGATGTTTCAATACCTAAACTTAATGGTGTTACATCTAATAACAATACATCAGTACGTTCACCGGCTAATACGCTACCTTGAAGTGCGGCACCTGCTGCCACTGCTTCATCTGGATTAACATCTTTACGTGGTGCTTTGCCAAACAATGCTTCAACAGTTTCCTGTACTTTAGGCATACGTGTCATACCACCAACAAGTATAACCTCATCAATATCAGATGTTGAAACACCTGCATCTGTCATGGCTTGTTTACATGGTTTGATACTACGTTGAATTAATTCATCAACTAATGATTCTAATTTAGCACGACTTAACTTAACGTTCAAATGTTTAGGACCATTAGCATCAGCAGTAATATATGGTAAGTTAACATCTGTTTGTGCTGAACTGGACAATTCAATCTTAGCTTTCTCAGCCGCTTCTTTCAAGCGTTGCAATGCTAACATATCTTTCTTAAGATCAACCGCATTGTCTTTCTTAAACTCATCAACTAAGAAATCCATAATACGTTGGTCAAAGTCTTCACCGCCCAAGAATGTATCACCATTTGTTGATAGTACTTCAATTTGAGTTTCACCTTCAACGTCTGCTAGTTCAATGATAGATACGTCAAATGTACCACCACCCAAGTCATATACCGCAATCTTACGATCCTTCTTATCTTGTTTATCTACACCATAAGCTAGAGCAGCCGCTGTTGGTTCGTTGATAATACGTAATACTTCTAGACCAGCAATGCGTCCTGCATCTTTAGTAGCTTGACGTTGACTGTCATTGAAGTAAGCTGGTACTGTGATAACTGCCTGAGTAACTGAAGTACCCAAATAGTCTTCCGCAGTCTTTTTCATTTTACGTAATACCTCAGCACTAATCTGAGGTGGGGCTAGCTTTTGTCCATTTACTTCTACCCATGCATCACCATTATCAGCTTTGACAATAGAATAAGGCATAAGGTCAATATCTTTTTGTACAGCTTGTTCTGTAAACTTACGTCCAATTAATCGCTTGGCAGCATAGATTGTATTCTTTGGATTTGTAACTGATTGACGTTTAGCACTAGCACCTACTAATATCTCATCATTGGCATAGGCAACGATTGAGGGTGTAGTTCTAGCACCTTCTGAATTTTCAATTATTTTGGGGATTCCGTTTTCAATAATGGCTACACAGGAATTAGTTGTTCCTAAGTCCACGCCAATAACATGCTTTGACATATTTTTCTCCTTTAATAAGCAAGATGTATAATTAGTAAGCCTGACTCATTCAGCACTTACATCTTTATTTATCATATTATACTTTATTTTTAATTTTTATTCAACCTATTCTTAAAAAGAGTTTCCCATTCTTCTCTCTTGAAATTTGTTTTTGCGTGACAATGTTTACATAACGGAATAAGATTGTTATTGGCATTGTTTTTCTTATTGTAATCAATATGATGTACATCTAATTTAACCTTAGGTGCATTGCACATCTGACAAACATATCTGTAATCTTTTTTAATACTTTCTTTAAGTTCTTTATTAAATTCCGGACCATATTCGCCATTTGAAATTCCGCCTTTCCAATTTGGATGAGATTCTTTCTTTGGGGTATTCTTAGTTTGTTTTTCTTTTTGTTCAGGTGAGTACGACCACTTACCTGATTTATCGTTTTTCCATTTTTCAATTTGGGCAGGATCGTGTGAATGACCGAAGAATGGATTATTTTTCCCTTGCCTAACTTCTGGATTTTTTGTTAGATAGTCTGACAAGCTGGTACCTATTTTTTTAGCCACCTCAGGATCAGTACTAGGGTTATTGGACAACAGTTGTTCCCGTCGTTCTTCTCTAATTTGATTGGCTCTTTCTAATCCTATTCGTTCTTCCCAAGAAATTGTTTTTTGCCATTCTTTATGGCATTTACGACTACATGTTATTTTTGTTTTGTGGGCAACAATTGGTTTGCCGTAATTAGGATTATTTGGATGAGCATATGTTTTTACTGTAATAATATTATTACAACTAGCACAATTTTGGTAGGTATTAAATGATGAATTAATTTTAAGCATACTTCTATTTAGTATACCTAAGACAAATCCTAGTATTTTAGAACAACTTTTTAGGTAAAGTTTGTTCACGCAAATGTTTGTCCCAACGTCTTTTGGCCTGACTTTTAGCTAGTTTACGTTTAACAGTAGGTTTCACAAATTCTTGTCGGTCACGGACTTCTTGTAAAGTACCATAATCCGTAATCAATTTTTTAAATTTACGTAGGGCCTTTTCTGTATTTCCGTCATTAACTAAAACTTTACGTCCTCTAATCATATTGCGGCTTTTGGCTTTAAAATTTGCTCCTGATTAATATTTATCTTTTTAATGTTATTTTCACGGTATTTCTTAGTGTTATACATATGTGGCATCAAGGCCTTTTCAATTTCAGTATGTAATCCACGTGCCCCGGTCTTTAATTTCATTGTGTTTTCAGCTAGTTGTGAGATAGCATCTTCACTAAATTCTAACTGAATGTCATCTAAACTAAGCAAATACTTATATTGGTCAATATAGTTATTTTTAACTTTTGTCAGAACCTGAACCATTTCAATTTTAGTCAAATTCTCTACACTAACTGTAGTAGTGAATCGTCCAATAAATTCAGGAATCATTCCGAATCGTGTTAAATCATCTGGACTAACCATAGACAAATCACCCTCTTTACGTGCATCTTTAATATCAGCCCCAAAGCCAATACTTGTACCGTTTAACCTATTGTTAACAATATCTTTTAATCCAACAAACGCACCACCGGCAATGAATAAGATATTTTTAGTATTAACTTCTAACATATCGCCACCGGGATGCTTACGTCCTCCGCCGGCTGGAATACGACATGTAGTTCCTTCAACCATTTTTAATAATGCTTGTTGAACACCTTCACCTGATACATCACGGGTGATACTTGAACCTTCACTTTTACGGGCAATCTTGTCAATCTCATCAACAAAGACAATACCACGTTCTGCTAGTTTAACATCACCACCTGCGGCATTTAATAGCATACTAATCATGGATTCTACATCATCACCTACGTAACCAGCTTCTGTTAAACTTGTAGCATCAGCAACAATAAAGGGCACTTCTAAATATTTTGCTACAGTCTTTGCTAGTAATGTTTTACCAGATCCTGTAGGTCCGATTAATAATACATTACCTTTTTGGATTTCAAGATCCTTAGGAGGAGAATTAATACGTTTGTAATGATTAGCAATAGCTACACTGAGTACCATTTTTGCATTATCTTGCCCAATGATATGTTGGTCTAAAAACTCTTTGATAGTTTCTGGATCAAATCTAATATAATCTTTTTCAATCTTTTCTTCTTCAAGATTTTTATCATCGTGCATTAATTGAGTACATAACTCAATACAATCGCTACATATAGCTACATCTTCCCCTACAATGAGTTTGTTTACTACATCTTTGTGATTACCGCAGAATGAGCAATGGCTTAATTTTGTTTCTGTTGACATACTATTACTTATCTTAATTATTTTTCACACATACTTTTTTAGGCACAACTGATAACTCAATTTTAGATAGATTATACATTATGTTTGCTAATTTACTATTGTTTTGAATTTTCATCTCAATCGTGTTTCTCTCACCGGCTTTTGCATTAATACCGATATTAATAGTTTTTATATAGTTAACATCATAATAATCACCTACTCTCCGATGTAATTGTTTAGGTACAAAGCATTCACTATAATGTGTCCTATTATATAAATCTTTAATTTCCATATTAATTCTAACCTCATTCCAATCAGTGATGGAATCAAGTATTTTATTTGTAATAATAAATTCATTAAAATAATATTTCTCAGTACCTACTCTAACTGTAGAAGGATACTGTTGTGCAATTCCCTTTTCTTTTGTCCACAATGATGGTTTCCCGTCTGATACTAATCGTATAGCATCATGTAATGATGCAATATAGTTAGGATTCCAACTCAATTCATATGGAATAGTCAATGTTAAATTTCGGTAAGCATCTATCTTAACAACATAATCACTTTGTTTAATATCATATGCCCGTCTAGGGTAATCATTTAATACACTAGCAAGTATCTTATCACCATTCTGTTTATTTTCTAAGAATGATTTATATTGATTATCATGTTTAGCACCGTCAAGGTTTTTGCTATCCTTACCCTTAGATAGGATCCTATCACTTAATCTAAGTAAAGATAACTTAACATCTACTACCACCTGAACCTTATTACCAACATTTTGTTGTGAGATAATTTTATATTCATCAACAAAGGCTGAACTATATGCTAGGATTTCATTCTTTACTAGTTTCTCGTTGTATGACTCACGTTCACTAGCAATCACTACACCTACTTGATACTCAATAGCTTCTTTAAAAGCATTGTGTTTAGCCTCTTCGTAGGTATTACCTATACCAGTAGAACGAAAATAAGTATCTGGTTTAGTGGTAGAAGCACATGCGGTAAGTACTAAACATACCGCTAGTAATAATAACCGCATAATTAGTTACCGAATTTTTTACGCAATTGATTAGAAACTTGTGCAGATTCTTTATCCCAACGAATCGTTACTGAAACTTCTTGTGGTCCAACTACCTCTTGTTTAATTACCTTGAATCCACGTAATATGCCTTGGGCATTAACACGAATGGTTTCATTTAATTGATAAGCAGTATCATTGCTGTTTTCACGTACCGAATGATTTGTATCTTTTTCAGCATCGGTGTCACTCATTGCAACAACTTCTCCGGTTGTAGTACGTGATTTCATTCGGTCACTTGCCTTCTCAACGTTTTTAGCAAGAGTATTAGTTACACGTGTACTTGATACATCTTCCTGAATAAAGTGACGAACATTAGCACGGGCACGATCACCTGCACGAATTAACGCTGTTCGGCGATTGTTATCACTATTGCCATTAGAACTAGCTGTACCAACCGATTCAATACTTGTAATATCACAGTTTGATTTATCTAATGTATACCAAGAACAATCAGTTTCAATACGGATTGTATCCTGTTTAAATGATGTAGATAGTTTTTGGTTACGAATCTGTTCAAATTCTCCTTCACCACGTTTCATTCCAGAACAGCCCGCTAATGAAAGAGCAGTTACTAAAGCTAATAATTTGAAATTCATTTCAATCTCCAATAAGTTAAGATATGTGTATATTAACACGATATCCAATTATTGTCAATTATTTTTGGTTCTTTAGGAACAATTCTATCTGTTCTTTTTCAGTTTCGGACAATAAATCCAAATCGTATTCGCCCTTTTCTATCTTTTCAACCAAATATTTAATATAATTTTGGTTATGTAGATAGGTATCCGACTGTCCCTTTTGAACCTCAATCCATTTACGTCCATCATACTTATAGACACGGTTTGGTAAGGAATCTACACGTACAAATACATCACCTTTATTAGCCTCATCCGGAAACTTGCTACCAAAATTTGTACTAATAGAACGTTGATTATCTGCCGTTGCCAGGAATACATCTGGACGCAAACTCTTTAATGCATCTACTTTGTAATGCTTATCCTCAAACATTACATAACCGCCATCTAATTCCTTATAAGGTTTCTCAAAGGTATTAACTATTACTTCTGTACCATCAGATTCTTTTTTAGCAACCATTGGTTTAGTATCAAAATTAACAAATGGTTTAGCTAAATATGGATACTTTTCTAATAAAGATTTTGGTTCTTCTTCTGGTTCTTCAAACGGACCATCACGAACATCACATAATTTGTTTGGGCAGAAAGGACCTATACCAGGGGCATTAACTAACTCGGTACCACACATATAACAGTTAATGGGTTCTTTGGGAGATTCAGCAGTTGCAATAATCTGGTTAATCTGTTCATCAGTTAATGGACCATCATCAGGTTCATATGCAGGTTCAGTGACAGTGGGAGTCGCCGCTATTTCGGTCCCTAGAGGGCTGTCACCCTCCTCATCTTCTTTTTCTTTATCCCATTCTCTACTAGCATTGGCAGCTAACACTAATGCAATAGCTAACGGATCAAATACAATAACTAATAAGATAATAACCCAGCGAACGGCAGATTCTAATGTATTGTTATCAGCAGTATCACCATATATCAATGCGGCAATATACTTGATAGGTCCAACTTCTGCTTCTACTTTACGATTTTCAGCCGCAATAGGTGCTCGTTCTTCATTAAGTTTAGCAATTTCTTTCTGAGCATTACCAATATCTTTTTGTAGTTTAGTACGTTCACCGGCTTGTTGCCTACGAATTTGAACAGCACGTTCAGCACTATTCTCACTATCACCACGACTTAAACGTTGGTCAACTTGATTGTCCATTTGAGTTAATGCTTTACGTGCTAACTCAATATTGTCTCGTTGTGTTTTAATCTTCTCATCGTATAATGACAGTTTGGCTTGACTATCACCGGTACTGATACCATGCTCCATGTGTGCTTTACTTAAGAAGCCGAATATACCCATGCTAGTAAGTAATGCTAGTGCAATCACAGCAGGCACAAGATATAGTTTTAATAACCAACCTGCTCGGTGCCAATACTTACGTAGCCAAACAGTGGTGGTAATCTTTCCTATTTCAAGGATACCACCCATGATGATAACAGGAATAACCGCACCTGCAAAGATAGCGGTTAAGCCAATAATACTATACCAGGCAGCTACCGAACTAAGACAGAGTGCTACTAATAGTGTGAGATTTGAGAATGATAAAAATTTAAGGCGCATCTAATATTTAGTCTATATCTACATCAAATAAGTGACTATAATAACTAAGAAATTCTTTTACAGGTAAAACTAGTTTTTGAGGTATACTGGGTCCGTGAGTAACGTGATATGTAACTAAATAATCACCACGATCCTCATCAGTCTTTTTTACCTGTATTATTTCAATCTTATTGCCATCTTCAAATACATAGGATTGTCCTACTAAGGTATATGCGTTCATTTTGTATTATGGTGTACATCAAACTGTGCCCATTGACCTCGCCAGTTATCATGCTCACTGTCCATTCCTTCATCATCAAGTTCTTCACCATCATATACTAATCGGGTGACAACACTTGTACCTTGAACATCCCAGTTCAATACTTTAAGTTTGCGAGGATCAAACTCCTCACCTTCAGCAATCTCAATGGTAGTTTGAATACATGATCCTTTACCACCTTGTGTCCACATCAGCCAATAACCTTTACCTAAGTATTCAGGATATAGTTCTTCTAATTCTTCTGTAGCTTCCCAACGACTATCTTCTTCTCCGTGTGCTTCAGCAATAAATGATTCTAAATCACCTTCATAGATTTCTTCACCCTCACTATTGGTGATAGTCATGTGAGTATCATCTTGGTCAAAGCCCCAGAATGAATGTTTACCTTGATACTCATAGTATGGCAAATCAAATCGTGCCGCTTTGGGAGTTTCATTCTCATCGTAGTCATAACTCTCATTAAGAGCATCACTCAAATCATCTTCGTGGTCCTCATCACTCCAATACTCGTATTGAGCTTTCTTAATCTTGTGTACGCCAATCTCACGTGTACGACCCCAGATACGTATTGTATATTCGCCAGCTGGATAGTTAGGCAATAAATCTGGTTCTGCAATAAGTGTCTCAAACTCTGCCTTAAGTTCTTCCAATGCTTCTTCTAGTTCATTTTCATCAACTAGTTCTTCATCTTCTTCATTAATGATATTTTCTTTATCCCAACGTGCCATACGCTCTTTACGTTCTTGTTCTTCTTTAACGCCGGCTTCTGTTAATTCAGTGTCACTATCACACATTGGACAAACTTTTTTGGCTTCTTTCTCACCAGTCTCGTCATCTTCAGGCCATAACCATTCAGTATCATAACTTTGACCTGTCCATTTACATTTAGTACATTTATGAGTATGTGGTGGAGGCTCGGGTTCACTATGCCAACTAGATTCATCGCCTAGTTCGTAGGTAACATCGTAACCACCTTTGCGGTCAGTCCAACAATCATCATACTGAAACTCCCATTCAATTTCTACATCATTCTCATAAGCATCATTGATAACATCTTCATAATCATATGTACCATCAATAATACCATCTAGTATTACTTTAATCTCATCTTCTTCCTTGTCAGGATAGATTTCACTGAGTAATGCTTCATCAATTTCAATAGCATATTGTCTATCATGTTGATGCCATTCGTGTTTAACTATTGTTACCATTTTGTGCCTCCTTAGCGTTCTGGTAAATTTTCTTTACTATATCTACTACTGTATCTACTAGAGGACGAACCATCCATCCGCCCCAAATTATACCACTAATAAAATAAACCCAATCATTGAATGTCATTCTTTAACTCCGAAATGTTGTTTAATCTGCTCACCAATCATTCGACCCGACCATCCTGGATGATCCTCACAAGTCTGCAACATTTCTGCCACAATCAACTCGGCGAACTTTTTAATCCTAGTATCAAATTTTGAGTGATGATTGTCCCAGCCAGCATGTTCAGCAAGTTCTCTAATTCGTTCGTTAGTGTTCATATAATCACCTGCGGTGGTAAATTTTAAATCATTCATTTGTCATCCCTAAATCTAACAAAGCGTGGGAAACGCAAACTGTAAGTACCATCTTGGTTCTGTGTAATCACATCACATAAGACTTCAGCAGTACGACCAATGACCAAATTACGATTATTCCAATAGTCATCTCTATCATCATCACTAAAGCCACTACCCACATTGACTGTAATTTCTTTCCCGTCGTCAACTCCATGACAAACCAATGCTCCAAGTCTTCCCAAATTTCTACCAGTACCTTCTTCAACACCTACGACCTCCAAGTCTACAGTTAACGTTGGCTTCCATTTCATCCAATCAGTACTACGTTTACAGATGTATGGAGCTTCTAATTCTTTAATCATAATGCCTTCAAATCCTGCATTAACTTGATCCTTAGCATAACGTTCAAGTTGATCCTTACCTGCGGCTGTATCTAAATCAACCATAATATGTGGTAGTAGTTCAACGTTAGGCATAGTGTCAACTACATGACGAATATGTTCAAGTATAGCAATACGTTTACGTAGTTGAGCATTCCAATGACCTTCACGGAAATCACTTAATGGAATAATATCAAATATGTTGAATACACTATCATCTGCTTGTACATCAGTCTTACGGCGTGCTTGTCGCATAAGTTCTTGAAATGTATTACCGATCACTTCTCCATCTAATACAAATCCGTTAATCAATGCGTTCTGATGTCCTCTAGCAATCTTAACAAAGTTGTCGCTAACCTGTTGTTCAATATGTGTAAAGTTATCAAACACTTTACCATTACGACTGAAACATATAGTAGTTACACCCTCACTCGCACCAGGGATAACCATCAACAATACACGTACACCATCAAGTTTAGGCTCTAGACGTTTAGTGCCTTTCATCTCAGGACGACCCTCACTATTAGTTGCTAGTTGACAACCAAAGATTGGAATTTCATATTCTGTTTTCTTACAGATTTTATTAATTGTTTTGTCTGAAATACCTGCACGTAAATCTCTACGAATAACAGGAGCACAGAATGTATTCCATTCTATACTATCAAAACGTTCACTCATTTCATTGATAGCATCAAGTGCGGCATTACCTGACAAATCACGGTGTGATAACATAGTCAGTAATGTATTAAAATCACTCCAAGGATTTTCAGCATCAATGATACCTACTGTATCAGAAACTTTTCGCACACCGAATGTCACATAAGGATTGTAACAAGCTTTTGTCAAACCCAGAAAAATCTGAGCATTAGTGCTACCTAGGACACTTGCCTCAAGCGCCTGTAAAATGACATCTTCCTTGTGCAGGCGGCTATCTGATTCGTTTAGTTTATTAATCCAACTTGCACTCATTCTTCAACTCCAAAATGTTCTTTAATCAAATCCGAAGCAAGGAATGGTTCCGCAGTATCAGCAATCTCGGCACATTTAAGAACAATCAACTTGGCTAACTTTTCATAAAAGATATATGGATTTCCATCGGATCTAATTAGACCATCGGGTCCTATCCTAGATTCGTGTGCTTCAGTAAATGCTTCTTTGCACAATGTTTTAAATCGTTCGTTCATATTTTATCCTGAGAATGGCCACGCCGTTGTTGCGACAAAAGGTGGACGGGGTTTAAGTTCTACTGTTTCAATACTCTCATTATACACGTCCTCGTCAATTTTGTCAACAGTAAACGGACCCAAAATAGTAATAGTATCTTCTTCAACTTCCCAATTATGTTCACCGTCATAGAGCCAACCCGCGCCACCGTCTGCCCAAAGTTGTTCAATTTCTTCTTTTTCTTCATCGGTAAAACTATCATCAAACTCAAAGTCTACTGCACAAAGGTCCTCAAGTTCACAACCCCAACCAATTGTAGGATCGACACAATGATACCTATCATCACTAAAGGGTAACTCAGATTCATCTTCAACAAACCCTTGACCCCAACGATACAGTTCAGTTACACTCCAACCACGTACATTGCCTTGTTCATCTTTACTGAAAACATCATAGTATGCTTCTACTGATTTTTTATCAGAGGGTTTGATACGATATAAGATAGCCATTATTTTGCCTTACGTTTATTACATTCTTCAGTTACTTCATTGGGTACATGTTCATATGTATCTAGTTTGGAACATTGATATTCTATGACAACATAATCAGGATCGTCTGTACCTTCTCTTACAAACCAAACCATTCCTACGACTACCAGTATTGTTATAATTATTGTTTTAATTGTGTCCATGATGTTACCCCTTACGGGGTATTTAGCTACCAGCTACTATTATAAAATACTTTCAACCCCAAGAACACTTCTGCCTTAGCGTTGTTGACAAACTCAAGGTCTTGTTCATAGTAATGATTGTCTGCCGGACTACCAAAGAAGAAACCCTCAGTATCCGGAAGTTGTCCGGTACGAATAGCTCGTTCAAGGTTATCTAAATCATCCCAAGTTAGTTCTAACTCAATGCCGTTGAATATAGGCCAACCAACACTTTGCCTTGGACGACCTTTACTAACCCAAAGTTGTTCCATCCAACCATGTAAGTTAGGATGCTTACGCCAATAAGCAAGTTCATGTGGCTTGGTGACCGTCTGACTCACAAACTCATCACCATTGGCATCCAACTCTGCGGTGTCGTAGAAGTCATTATATTGCCCTCTTTTTTTAGCAACATACGCATACATATCTAGTCCCATAATATTCTCCACTTTTTTACGTTTATATTTCACTTAGCCTGATCAACAGTTACCTGTTTAACTTTCTCTACACCGCTGTCAGCTATTTTAGCAATGCCACTAAAGCCCACGGTTGATACTACAATGCCAAGAACAAAGCCTATTAATAAATTTGTCATTTTAAATTTCCGGAAATTCTAATTTTTGCCAATCTTCAGCATACTCTGTTTTTAAAACAGTTGCCGCATCTGTATAGCCATGATTGACTAATGTTTGAATACACTTTTCTACAATCAAACTAGCAAAAGCGTCAGGGTCAAAATCATATGTATATGTAGAACGATTACCTTCACCGTCTACTTCAACATAACCTTTGGCTTCTTTAAAAAGTTTTTCAATATCTTTATTCATCACTCATCTCCTCAACTCCAAAATGTATTAACAAGTCTCTACCTAACAACGGACCATGTTCCCATACACTACGGGCATAACGGTCACACTCACGTACAATCAGTTCTGCAAACTTCTCACTATCGAACCGATCTACCATATAATTGTCAAACGCATTAGTACCACGCATTTCACGGAAGATACATTGTGCCTTTAACTTTTGAATCAATTCTGTATTCACGCAATTACCTTTACACGATTAAGTTGGGTACTGTTATCTCTATGTGCTTTAACAGTACCTGTAATGTTTAACACTTTACCAATATCCAATGCTTCTTTATAAGCAAAGAACACTACTTGGTCATCAGTAGTAATACCAGTAACATAGTTTGTATTCCATTTCATTGAAAATACTGATTTCAATACTTCAATAGAAGCCGTTACCTTATCATTAGCTTTACCAATAAAACCACCTGTAGCAAAGTTAATACGTTGATCTGCCGATTGACGTACAACACCACGCTCATAGCATGATGGCAAACTAGCAATAACAGCAATATCATAGGTGCTAGTAATAACATCACGATTAGCAATCAACATTGTGGTGTTGTCAAAATCATTTAGTTGTTTACCTTGCAAGATTTTGAATGTGTATGCCTGATAAAACGCACGAACCTTTTTACCTTGCTCACGATCCTGATCGGTAATAATAAATGTATCAGCCAATAATTGTTCAACAATCATACGATTGGATAGTTTTGTCACTGCAGGATCTGATTCGCTAATCATAGTAAACTTGATATAACTACCATTGATACGTTGAGCCGCACATGCCGCACTCCACACATCATCGGCATTGTGATTAACCGTAACCTTTTGCGTTCTAGTTTTAGCACGATATGGAGTAGAATCATCAGCATGACCCATACGTTGAATTTGACGACTAGTCATATTTGATACGTTAGCAAATCCGTGCATGTTCTTCTCCTTAAACTTCAGTTTCGTATTCGTAAAACTTAACAGATGGATCCAACTGTTTTAGTTGTTTAGCGGCAGTCATCAATTCTTTGTAGCGACGGTTAACTTCTGCACGGGGCAGTTCACCATCGCAAGTAAGATTCTCTGGACTCAAAGCCGAATCAATCATATCTGCAACACGTTGACGACCAGCATGAGTGGTGATTTCGTACTGCTCACCTTTGAAAATACTGTTCCAGTGATTCTTCTGGTCAATGAATTTTTGTAATGCTTTCATGTTTAACTCCGTTGTTTAACTGTTTAAGATTCTATTATATACCCAAAGCCATTTATTGTCAAATTTAAGCGGCTAATCTTTGTTGCGTTTTTGCAACATTATCTTGTACTAATTGCTCAAATCCAGCAAGAGTAATCGGGTAACCCTGTGCTTTGAGCATTTTTTTGATATGGGGTTGAATAAAGCCTTTGGATTTCAAGATTTCAAGTGGGGATTCACTCTTTTCCAAGCGACCAAAGTATTCCTCAACTGTAAAGTTCTTTGTAAGGAATGTAAGGAAACTATTTTTGCTACTTTTAGCATACTTGAAACGGGCTACAAATTTTGTAGTACCGTCAACTGGGTTTGTGTAATCAACGTACTCAGTACCGTAGAAGTTGCCTTTGATGAATGTAGTCATTTCGTGTCCTTTATCTAACTGTATAAGATTCTATTGTAGCAGAAGATCCATTTATTGTCAAATTTTGGGTGTAAAAAAGCCCCAAAAACGGGGCATTTTTGAGAACTAAAAGTATTACTTTTTAGTATTAGTACTTTGATTAACAAAACCGTACATTTTTTCAGCAGTTTCAAGGATTTTGTCTAGACCGGGAAACTCTGGCATTGTGACTGTTGAAACAAGTTGACCCGTTTTTTCATCACGTTTTGCTGTTAGTTCCCAACCAGCAAATTTACTTGAGTATTCTTGTTGTACCATGTCTTTAGCCATAGCTAAAATATCAGTACGCAGTTCATAGCCATTTTTATTAAATTTAACTTCGGGTAGTTTTGGTGTATAGTCTGACATTATATTTCCTTAGTGTGTTAATGTTTATATAGTATAAAACATTTTTTTAAGTTGTTCAAATCTTTCGGGAAAATGTCATTTCATTTTACTCGCTTTGTAGTCTTTGATAGACTGTATTGCCTCTAGTAGGCTGTTGAATAGTTGTTTAAGTGTGTTCATAGAAATCTCCAATCTGATTGTTTGCGATGGAACTCGTAGGTCAATCGCTCAATGTCGCCTGCATCTTTTGGATTTCGGCCAACAATATATCTTTCTAACTCAGTGCCATAGGTATCTGTAGAGAAACCTAGGAACACTAATAGCATCCCTAGAAGTTTCTTCATATTACTTAGCCTTTGTAGATTTTGCAGTTTTAGCAGTGTTGAAAGCAGGAACCATTGTCTTGAACTGGCTGCTCATTTCATCATAGAATGTTTTGCTTGTGAAAATCATACCCAAAGCCATTGCTGATTGCATTCCTGCATCTGCGGCTGCTTTTGTGTATTTTGATTGTGCATCAACAAATGTATTCATTGCTGTTTTGATGCCTTCGTGTTGAACTGTTTGTTCTACGAATTTCTTTTTAAAGTCTGAAACGCCGTCAATAAAGGCGTAAGTTGCTGTGTTAAACATAATTTTCTCCTGTGTGTGTTTAAAGTGGGTTTTTATGAAGAACCCGTAACTTCATATATATTTATGCCGTCTGATAGATTTCTCTATATTTTGACATAGCCAATTCTCTGGCTAGAAATAATCTTAACTTGACATAATCAGTCAATTCCTCATCGTTATTTAAAGAGGTTTCAATCTTTAATATAATACGACGGGAATTAACTAATATATCCTCATCACTAACTAGAACCTGATTAGGATCAAGTCCCCAGGTCCTAATTGCTATGAGTCTGTATGGATTACTTCTTAGAAGCTTCGGCTTTTTTATCGTCGGCTTTTGCAGGACTAGCAGGCTTGGTTTCACTTTTGGTATCTGCCTTGGGAGCATCCTTTTTCTTAGCCAATTTCATTTCTTCTTTTGGCGCCTCTGCTTTAGCAGGTGCAGTAGCAGCCGGAGCAGGGGTCGCTGGCTTAGCGGCAGGAGTTGCGGTTTGGGCAAATGCTGTTAATGACAATGCTGATAGGATTACGATTGCTAATGTTTTCATTTTAAGTTTCCTTTAAGTTAATGAAGTAGATTTTACAGTCTACATATATATAACGCGGTAGCCAACTGTTTCGTTGACATAAATACATTATGTTATATATATCTTATCAGGGAATTTACGACGGGCAAAACTATGAATATGCCAATACGCCTGACCAAATAGGTAAATCCTTTAACAATGGATTTGCTTGTATGGTAGATGTTTGGAGAATAAATAATACACTTTGTGTTGGACCAGAAGCTGCTCCTATTCCGGTAACTGACAAATATCTACAGGGTAATCGTTTTTGGATTAAATGTGGTAATCAGGACACATATGATTGGTTTACTACACAATCAATAAAACTATATCCTAACTACTTTTATCAGCCCAACAGCATGGTCAATGCATTAACTAGTAGCGATAAGTTATGGACACCCGGGACAGTCCCGGTTAACAATACTAGTATTATTGTTCTACCTGAAATAAAAGACAGAGCATTGTTTAGTACTGTACAATTAAGATGCTACGGTGTATGTAGCACCTATTTAACCTTCATTAAACGTATGCGTAATGAGGGTGAGTGGTATTAACCACCCCTACCTGTTCTACGTACAACACTTGCACCACCATTACCCTTAGTAGGTTTAGGACCTTGTGATTTTGGTGCTTTACCTAATCCAGGATGCTTATTATCTTTCTTAGCGGCATTAGCTAAATTAATAAATGGATTCTTACTTTTCTTTTCTTCTGTCATCTTTTCACCTTTATGCTATCTAAATATTCATTAACGTTTCCATATAAACTTACCATCATAGCTATTTTGCTATCATAAAATCGTATATAAGGAAAGCTTTTCTTCCCATCTTTATTTACCCCCATATAATAGGGGCATTTGATTTTTTTATTAAGTTCTAATATATAAGCATGATATTGAGTTTCTGGCTGTAATTTTAACTCATATTGATAAAATTCTATCTCTGCCATTCTAAATGCTAAATCCCCGGTGTCCGTTAAACGTAATCCATCTTGGCGACCAGTCATCCACCACTTGAACAACAGTTTATCTATCGGTATAATTTTTTCTTGATTGAGAGAGTCAGGAAGTTGAGCCAATACAACTTCTGTAATAGTTTCTTTAAGGGTCTTACGTTTACTCATCTGGGTAGACAACTCTACCTGAATTCATAAACACCACAGTAAACTTATCGGTTTTAAATTGTACATTTAATTTGCGACATAGATTACGTGCATGTCCCGGATTACTAAAACTTGTCTTTTTGTACTTAGGTGTTGCTTCATTATCTAAGTAATGTTGGCTTTTTAGATTAATAGGTTGACCATCATAAAACACAGCCCATATGCCAGCGGCTTCTACAATTTGATCACATTTATATGTTACTTTGTCTACTAGTTCAAGTAGTACCTTGGGTTGTGTTCTACTCATTAAAATCTACCGCCGTTTAATTCTACCTGTAATACAGGTTCTGCTACAACCTTATTTTGCAACAATTCATAGTTATCAATAATTAATTTACTTAATTCATCACGCAATATCCTAGCCTCACTAATGGGAATGACCACATCTTTTCCCTGTCTACTCTCCATAACGGATACTTTGTCTATAAATCGTTTAATATGTAACATCAAGTATTTATCGCTTTTTTAGCCTCATTTTCAGTTTTATATGGTCCTTGATATGGATAACGCTGAATAAAGATATATTTAGGGCAAAAAACTGTTTCTTTTTCATGTCCTTGTTGGATTATAAACCAACCTGCCGCATGATAACATTTGCTTTTAGCTCCAGTTGTAAATAAATGTAGTTTACGTTTAATATCTAACATACTATTAAAGACTTTATCAGTGGTAGGATATACTTTAAAGGGTAAATCATGTTTAGTTTTATCTGCTTTTTGTACAGTTTCAAACTCAATATTTGTCTTACGTTTAATAGCTGTAGTATTTTTATAATGGCTCTTATTGCCATTCAATTTAACTTCAAATCCTGAACCGTCTGCTAGCACGTTACCAACTTTTTCTTTACCATCAGTAACAATCCAGAATTGATTCTTTACTACGGGTTTTGCAATTAGTGTTTTAGTCATTTTTATTCCTCTGTGTAAGTATACTATGTTTAAATGTACATGTCAACCGTTTTACCAAGATTATACAGATATTGGTACTCTTGGTATTCTCGGGTAAGTTTTAATGATTCGTAACGTTTTATTTCTTCAACATGATGTTGGAAATCTCTATCTTGTTCTAATCGTCTTGAGGATTGTGCTTTTAATATCTTTTCTTTTTCTAAATCTTGAGCCGTTGCAATATCTCGGACCTTTGATAATTCCATAGCATCTTTTAACATATTATACCGTAAGGTATAATTAAGCAAAGGAGTGGGGGTAGATATCTTATTCATTCAAATCCAAAATGCTTCTTAATTGCTTTCTTTGCTTCTGCAATACTACTTTCATGTTGTGATTGGTCAAATGTAGTATGTACATGCGGTTTCTCCGTACTATCTAATGCTAATATACATTCATCTATTAATATCTTTGCAAATGCACCTACCGCAAATTGATCGTCAGTAATACATTGTTCTGCTAATTTTGTTAGTTTTTCATTATCCATGTTTATCCTTTATTTAAATAATTTCACATCCTTGTGTTTGACAATTATAACACGATGTATATTATCTTTATATTTAATAGGTAAATCCAAACACACACTAATTCTTGGTCCTTCAATCTCATTAATTAATGTGTCATTTCCCACAGTACCGACAAATGGAATCTTATTCCATTTACCAATAACACGGTCACCTATACTGTATTTACCCATGTATCGGTTTGCATTAAAATACTCAGCTAAACTTGCCATTATAACATAAATTGTTTTAGCAAATCATATGCTAAAGACAAGTCCTCTACCACTGGTTCTTCTAGGATTTTACGATATTCTGTAATGATTTCCAAAGCATAAGCTTGATCCTCATCATTCAATGAGTTCCACCACTCAAACAATTCTTGTGGATTCTTGTTTAAGATATATTGAAGGTTTTTGTAATCTCTTGTCATTTTATTCTCCTAATTTTTCCCAAGTATAATCAACTTCTTTTATATATGCCACAGGCTTTAACCACCCATGACTGATACATTCTTGTATTATTTTTTTGTAACTGTTCGGGCATTGTTGGCTAATCTCAAATCCAGCACGTGCAGCCATAAAGTTTCCATTGTAAATCATAAAGTCCGGATCGCCTGGACGAATTGTTTTAATAGTTTTGTCCGGTTTAGTAAAGTTCATGCCAAATTACCCTTATAAGGATTGTTCAACCATTTAGCATATGTATCTGCTTGTTCACTAATCTTAGTCAATTCATACTTACCACAGAATTTCATAAAATGAATGCCAACCTGAGGAGTAATCGTTGTACGTACACCCTCACGAATGTTTGTATCTACTGATAGTTTAACTTGATCAGGTTGTCTAGTCAAATCAATCAATACCCGATTGCGTTCATAATCGTCACGTACACGATGTTCCACATCATTATGGTCTACCCATCTTTGTAACATCATGTTATTCCAATCAAAGCCCTGTTTGTTACGGTCAGCATAAGCTTCCATCAATCCTGCTTTCTTTTGTGTACCTTTACTACGTACACCGGGATATGCACTAAACACATTGTCAGTACTATCACCACGCATACATTTCTCAAATAGAATATATTGTGGGTCACCTAACAGTTTTGGCTCACTAGTTTTCTTATCCTTGACAATTTTGCCTTTATCGTCAAAATAACCCTCAAGTGTAATTAATTGATTGCTAATGCCATTATACTGTTTTACATTTTCTGTAATCAGTTGAATGTAATCACTATCGCTACTGATAATGAAATGTTCATCATCAGGGTGCAAGTGAATAAATCTAGCAATCAAGTCATCAGCTTCTGCTTTAGGATCACGCAATACTGATACGTTAGTTTTCTCACGCAAAAAAGTTGTGAATTTTTCATATGTTTCCCAGAACATTTCATTTTCTTCTTTTTCAGCTTGAGTCTGTGCTTGTGTATCCACAACACGATTTTTCTTATATGGCTCGTAATAGTCTTTGCGCCAGCTTCTGCCTTCGAGACAGAACACAACGTGGTCAATGCCAAATTTGCGAACTATTTGATTGCATGATGCAAGTGTAAGATGTAGTGCCATCCCGATTTTTTCCCATGTATCTGAGTTTCGGGAAGCAACGTGCCGGGCACGAAAGAATGTGTTAGCTGTGTCAATTAGTGCGTATTTCATATGTTTATTATATACTACTATTTAGATTATTTCAATTGTATTTGGGCAGTTGTTAATCGAGCAAAAACATCATTGCCGAATGTCCATCCGTCGGGCATACTTGTTTGCATGTCCAGTTCATTGTCAAGCAATTCAGCTTCCTCATTAGTAATCAATACAATAGCCAAATTGTTTTTAATCATTTGTGCTACTTCAGTTACACTACGTTTTTCCATAGTCATTGTAACCGCTTGATTATAAATTAAAATACAAGGAACGATATGTTCACGATAAGTATTTTCTTTAGTGCGTTTAATACTTTGACCGATGGTAATTAAGTGGTCAATACTATCGCCCTCAAGTAATGCTCTAGTATTTTCTAAACCAAACCCATCTTCATTATCAATAAAATACTTGAAACGTTTGGCAATCTTTTCAAAGATATTACGTTCGGATACTTCACGTGGAATCGGTTTGATAGCTTGACCACGTACCTTACGTACAATAGTTTCAATAGCTTCAATGGTACCGACAATGACCCAAAAGTTTTCAAGTATATCACCATCAAAAGGGATATTAATAAAGTCCTTTGCATCTTTGCGTGATTCGGAACGTTTACCTGTTTTCTCAGTAAATCCTTGACCTAGGATTTGTTTACGCATTTCGGCAACATCTTCTGGAAGTGCAAGCCAGCCCACAGTATAGTGGTTCTTTTTAATTTCACACTTTACACCGTTGTTGGTATATAGTACGCAGTTGTTTTGTTCCTCGTAAACACGTTCGGTATACCCACGTTCCTCACATGAGTTTTTGAACAGTTTGAATGATATAGCTGCCATAATATAGTCCGTTATGCGATTTAATAGTTAATTATAGCACCTTTTCCATTTATTGTCAACTATGAGAATGTTGTATTTTTACTACATTCCAAACAAATTATACACAGATTTAGGTATATATCCACCTCTATAGTGCTTGGTATTAGTAGGGTCTTGTACATTGAGATAAGGTAATCTACCAAACGTAGCTTTGTATTGCTTTGCTAATTCACCCTCGGCCCAGGTAGTAGCCTTCAATTCATCACTTTCATGGACATTTGAAAAAACCATTCTTGTAGAAACATCCCAAACTGCAATAGTTACATCATTCTTGTTGAATGATGCTGGCAAAAGTCCTTGTGGAATTAAATAATTTTCAATGCCTCCCCAAAAATCAGCACCATGTGAACTACGGACATGTAGTTCTTCCCATCCAGGTACCCAACTTAATTGTCGAGTAATACGCTCACCAACTTGATATTGTCTCTTATTACCAAGACTAGGTGAACTCATTCCAACCTTTGAAAAGTCATATGACAATGGACCTGGCTTAAAACACATACCGTAAACATATGATTTCACAATGCCATTGTGTCTCATAATTGCATAGATATCTCTACAATTTTTTAATTTTGAGCAATCTATCACAAAATCTGGATTAAACAAATCAATATTTTTTAACATTTAACTTACCTCTGTTCTACCGTTACCTAAATCTTTTGTACGAATAACTCTTGCATCACGGCTTTCTGTACGGTTCTCCGGATCAGCTACCTGCTGTTCATACATCTCTAATGCTACATTCCGACATACTGTCTGAAACCATCTATCAACTATGATTACATCTGTATCATCTTCACGTTGTCTATAACCTGCTTTGATAAGATTCAATACAAACTTGTCATTGAAATCTAAATCAAATGCACCATCATTGATATTCTCAGGATTGATTTCTACCTTAGTAATAGCAATGTATGGTTCACCTGCCGCCGTTGCTTTTTCTTTTTCAGTAAGTTCAGTCTTAGCTTTAACTTGTTTAGGCTTAGGCTCTTTCTTAACAACAGGGGCATCCTCTTGTTTCTTAAATAAGTTCTTTAATTTTTCAAACATTTGTATCTTTCGTATAGTTTAAAGCTGGCAAGATTCTTTGCCTTTGATTCACACATCATATCAAAGTTATCAATAAATGTCAATGCCCAATCGTTCACAGCATCGTTCCAATAGTAGTCGGAATGTGCCCGAAGCTTCTGTTTACTATGTCCTGCTTCAATCAACGCACCATGAGAGGGTAATTGTGATCCGGGATGTCCGACAAGTATATCTTCACGGCTGACGGAGTAATGTAAAGTAGGCCTAACACCGCGCCAACTATCAATAACCATCTTAACCCGGTCATCATTTGCGGAAATATATTCTCCTTCACGTATCCAATTATGGTGTATGTCCATGACTGTAGGTACGAGATCAGATAATGATAAGCAGTCTGTAAGTCCATGTGTGTATTCCTCATTTTCTAGTGTTAGTGTGTTTCTTGCTTCGGGGCTGAGTCTTCCGTAAACATCTCTGATTCCTTGTGGGCCTCTACGCCCAGATATGTGTATATTAATCTTAAAATCCTGGAAATTTCTACCGAACCCCATCCATCTGGCCATATCTGCATGATATTCAAACTCCTCTATACTCTTATTTACTACCTCATCACGGTCGCTTGCTAAAACTACAAATTGATCGGGATGAAATGAAAGACGTACATCATTTGCTCTAGCTGTCTCACCGATGGGTGCAAACCATCGTTGTAAACTATTTTGTACATCAGTACTTTGCCAAAATTCTTTGTATCCATCCATAGTATAAAAACTAAGCATATCACTAGTAAGACGAACCATACGCAATTCGGGTTCTAATGTAGCAACACGCTTAACCAATGCGTGAGTATTCATAATATTGCGTTTAGCAACATCCATAATCTTTTCTTCCACTACACTACGGTTATTACGTTTTGCCCATGCTTGAGTTGTACCGCCTGTGTTAAGGCCTTCAGCAGAGACAATCTCGCCTTTACTGTTGATTTCTGCCCATTTACAAGCAAAGCCGATGCGTTTGATAGATTGATTTGTCAAAGTAATAGTCCAAAGTGATAAATAATAGATGTAGTGTAACATATTTACACAATAAAGTCAACTATTTACGGATAACAAAATGAGATTTACCGAAATTATATCAGAGAGTTCAGGAACCAGACTAAAAGACATAGCAAAAATTGCTACTAATATGCCAGACGCTGACTTTTGGTTAGTGCGTAAGGGTAGTGATAAGACTGTGGGTAAGCCTCTCAAAGAATTTGATCCATCAAGGATTGGCATTAAAGTTGTAAAAACTGATGTTATTGACCCAAACTATCTTTATTACGCAATGATGAATTTACACAATCAGGGACACTTTGCCCGTATAGCAAATGGAACAACTAATTTAGTTAATATTACTGTAAATGATATTGCTAATATTCCACTAGGTCAACAGGGTATGAATGAAGCAAAAGATCCATGGAAAGAATATGAATTTATATACGATGGTCAAAAAATAGGACATATATATAGTAGGACAGGTCAACCTCCCTTTACAACTAGAAGAAAAGATGGTAATTTTATAAAACAAATGAATCATAAGAGTCTTAAGGATGCTCAGATGTTTTTAATCAACACACATTTAGGTAGGTCAACCTATGATAATATGAGCCATTATGGTACAACACCTCAGCAAGGTATCGATGAAGACTGGAACAAAGTCAATAAGAAAGACAAAACGTCCGGCATGAGCCGTAAAGCAGTGAAAGCATATCGTAGGGAAAATCCAGGCAGCAAATTGCAAACAGCAGTTACTACCAAACCTAGTAAATTAAAGCCTGGATCAAAAGCTGCCAAACGCCGCAAGAGTTTTTGTGCTCGTATGAGTGGTAACAAAGGTCCTATGAAAAAGCCTAATGGTAAACCTACCCCTAAAGCATTAGCACTACGCAGATGGAATTGCGAGAGTGTAGAGCAAATGGAAGAATTAGTAATGCTAGCTGAACAATATATTAGAAACCTTAAAAAATAACGTGCGAGCAAACGAATTCATTGATGAAGATATTAACCGTAGAGACCTGCTTAAAGGTGTAGCAGG